GGCCCCGTAAGGGGCCCCAGGGTGTTGATGCCAAGCAACGCCCATCTCTCTACGAATGGAGAACATGACCCATGAACAACAGCCCTACAATCAGGCTGCCGAGGAAGAGGTACCGTGTTGACGGTTCGGAAGGGTACATACCCTACCAGAAGAACAGTACGGGAGTTCGCGAGAACTATCCGTACGTTCTGCCTCTGGATCTCCTCGAGGTCATGTTCGATACCAAGGACGCGGGTTTCAAACGCTACCTTGGTAGGACCAACACTGGAGGTACACTCGATCACGTTAAGATCGAGCTGGACCTTGAGAACAGGAAAACGAGGCTTCTTTCTCCTGGAGGCGGAAGCCTCCGAGAAGCCTTGTGTTTGCCCATTGTGCCATTCTCCAGTTTACCTGGTGGTACACGGGCAGCACCTGCGCAGCATGCTTTCAAGATGCTGCGTGAGCAGGGGCCCCTGGCGATCAGTCAAGCTTACCAAAGCGCGACTGACGTCTGGAACTCCACAACGCTCCCTGAAGGCACGAATCCTATGGGCGTCCTTAAGTCTTCTGACTTGGACGCTCTTGGGACTACTGCTATCAGTAGGTGTTCTCCTGTCACTCCAGCGGTCGACTTAGCCACAGCAGTGGCTGAGTTGGTGTCCGAGAGGAAATTCTTCTCGACACCCGGAGCCAATCAGGGCCTTGAGGGGAACTATCTCAACTACCAGTTGGGAATAGCCCCTTCCTTGAGTCTGAAAGACGACTTGAGGAAAGCCATGAGGGACTCAGACCGCATTCTTGCTCAGTATGAGCGGGATGCTGGTCGTTGGATCCGCCGCAGTTACGCCTTTCCCGTGGTGCGCTCTGTCCAAGAGGACAAGCACACAACTGCGCTTGCGCAGTCGTGGGAGCCGCAGAATCTTGCGGCTATTACCTACTTCGGGAACAGGGGTACGACCGTCTCCACTTCAACGTTCACCCACAAGGTGACGTTTGATGGGGCGTTCACGTACACCCTCCCACCGGAGGGTTGGCGTCGAACGGTTGCCGAGATGGACCAGGTGTACGGCGT